ATGCTTGACCTTGGCATTCTGCGCCTTGCAAGCCGCATCAGCGAGCTGAAGAAGGCGGGTGTCCCCATCCGGCGGGACTGGGCGAAGGTCACAAACCGCCACGGGGAAACGTGCAACGTACTGCGCTACAGCCTCGATGGCAGCCTTGACGTCATCCCCGATAAGCCCGGCGGCGAAGAATAAGGGGGCAGCACCATGCCGATTGTCAACTATGTGCGGGAACATATGCGGTTCATCGAATACGCGTCTGATGAAGGACTTTCGTCCGGAGAACGCCTTGTGTGGTATGCGCTGATGCACATCATCAACGGACGCGCACAAGGGAGCATCTGGCCGGAGGGGTTCATCCGCATTGCGAATGACCGGCTTCTCGCGCTCTGCCCCATGCAGCTGGGCGCCGTCATCATGGCGCGGAACAGCCTCAAGCAGCGCGGCTTAATTGACTTCATCCCCGGCAGCAGGAACAAACGCGCCCCCGCCTACAAAATCAATTTCTTCTCCCCCGAATTTCCGCCCGATTCCCCCGGCAAAGCGGGGAAAATGCAAAGTTACTGCGAAAATCGAAGTAACTACAATAATAACATGGGGAGTAACTACGATAATAACATAGGGGGTAAGGTGACTGAAAACATCAAAAAGCGCATGGACGAAAAGGAAGATGCGCTGATTGCCAAGCAGGACGAAGTGCTGAAATACCTGACGGCGGTGATGCGCCGGGAGATGAAGGAATTTGTCGTCGTGACGTGCATGGAGGAGAAGACGGAAGTCATCCCCGGCGAGGGCGGCGGCAAGCCCACCCGGCGCACGACGAAGAAGGAAGAACCGAAGGTCGTCGAGATTCCGGCGCGGCTGTGCGACGCGAACAAGGCGGCGGAGCTGCTGGGCAAGCGCTACGGGCTGTTCACGGACAGGGTGGATGTGTCGGGCAGTCTGCCGGTGATTTTGGCGGGAGAGGATGCGCTTGACGACTAATCAGCCGCGAATCTACCTGCCGGATGTCGTCGGGCGCGGCTACGGCGCGTTCTGGCGCTTCACAGGGCGCTACCGCGTGTGCAAAGGCAGCCGCGCAAGCAAGAAAAGCACCACGACGGCGCTGAATTTCATCTACCGCATGATGAAGTACCCCGGCGCAAACCTGCTGGTCATCCGCAAAACGTACCGCACCTTGCGCGACAGCTGCTTCACACAGCTTCTCTGGGCGATTCACCGCTTGCAGGTGGAAGCATTCTGGAGCTGGAAGGAAAGCCCGCTGGAAATCACCTACAAGCCGACGGGGCAGAAAATCTACTTTCGTGGCATGGATGATCCATTGAAATTGACCTCCATCACCGCGCAGAGCGGCGTGCTGTGCTGGGTGTGGATTGAAGAAACCTACGAAATCATGAACGAGAGCGACTTCAACACGCTGGATGAATCCATCCGCGGCGAATGCGCACCGCCGCTGTTCAAGCAAATCACACTGACGTTCAACCCGTGGAATCAGAAGCACTGGCTGAAAGCGCGCTTTTTCGACATAGAAGACCCGGACATCCTCGCCATCACAACGAACTACCAGTGCAACGAGTGGCTGGACAAGCAGGATTTACGCCTATTTGAGCGGATGAAAGCGACGAACCCGCGCCGCTACGCCGTGGCTGGCTTAGGACAGTGGGGCGTGGTCGAAGGCTTGATATACGAGCAGTGGCAGGAATCCGCGTTCGACCCGGCGGAAATCAGCCGGACGGGCAAGCTGGAATCCGTGTTCGGCCTGGACTTCGGCTTCACCAACGACCCGACGGCGCTGTTCTGCGGATTGCTGGACATTCCGGCGCGCCGCCTGTACGTCTTTGATGAGCTGTACGAACGGGGGCTGACGAACGACATGATTGCCAAGCGCGTGACGGCGATGGGCTACGGAAAGGTCAGCATCACCGCTGATGGTGCAGAGCCGAAATCCATTGCCGAACTGCGCGGCATGGGCTTGCGCGTGCACAGTGCGGCGAAAGGTGCGGACAGCATCCGCAGCGGCATCCAGTGGATTCAAAATCTCGAAATCATCATCCACCCGCGCTGCGCGAATTTCATAACGGAAATCAGCAACTACACATGGGACAAGGACAAGTTCGGCAAGATGCTCGATAGCCCCATTGACGACTTCAACCACCTGATGGACGCCATGCGGTATGGGCTGGAAAAGTTCATTGTGGGGAAAAAGTGGACGTATTGAAGGAGGGCGTATGCGCAAGAGCGAGAAGGAAGCCCTGCAAGCCATGCTCGATGACGAGCAGGAGACCATCAAGGCACTGGAAAAGGCGTACCAGCGGGCGCTCCGGCGCATCGACAACCACATTCGCATCCTCGAAAGCGACGAAATGACGCAATCGAAGATTTACCAGAAGCGCTATCAGGAGGCGATGAAAGCCCAAATCAACGCCGCGCTGGACGAACTGCACAAGAAAAGCAATCAGACCATCGAAGAATACCTGACGCGCAGCTATCAGCACGGCTACGTCGGCACGATGTACACCTTGCACAAGCAGGGAATGCCGATTCTCGCCCCTATTGACCAGCGTGCCGTCACCCGCGCCGTCCGCACGGACAGCAAGCTCAGCGGGCGGCTGTACGGTGAACTCGGCGTGGATATGCAGAAGCTGAAGAAGACCATCCGCCGGGAAATCTCCATCGGCATCTCCATCGGCAGCGACTACAGCATGATTGCACGTCAGGTGCAGATTTCGTCCGGCATTCCGCTCAAACGCGCGAAGACCATCGTCCGCACCGAAGGACACCGCATTCAGCAGCAATCCGCCGATGATGCGCGCAACGCCGCCAAGGGTCAAGGCTGCCAAGTGGTGAAGCAGTGGGATGCGGTGCTGGACGGCAACACGCGCACGGATCACCGCATCCTTGACGGGCAGATTCGCGAAGTTGGCGAGCCGTTCGAGATTGACGGCAAGAAAGCGGAGTACCCCGGCGCATTCGGTCGTCCGGAAGAGGACTGCAACTGCCGATGCGTGGCGCTGACGCGGGCGAAATGGGCGCTGGATGCGGACGAGTTGCAGACCATGAAGGACAGGGCGCAGTTCTTCGGGTTGGACAAGGCGAAGGGGTTCAGGGAGTTTGAGGAGAAGTATGTCAGAGCATCAGAAACCTTGAAAAGCCAAGCGAAAAGTGGTATAATGCACATGGAAGCAAACTATGTGAGTAAAAAAAGTTTTGTTATTCATCAAGACAAAATTCAGAAATACTTTCTGCTTCCCGGCGCAAAGCATTGCCAAGAGTTTCTTGACGCAGGTTACAGTTCCGACCCTCAAACGATAGAAATGGAATCACTGCGATTGGCATCCGACATCGAGGCGTTCTATGATTTGAGCAAGGTGTTCGACTTCAAGCAGCAACCCAATGGCAGTTACCGCTTTAGCCTGTATGCTTATTTGGGGTTAGGCGAGAAGAAAAGATTCCGAACTGTTTGGGCGAAGGATAGCCCAGATGCTATGCCACGCCTAATTACAGCGCATAGGGAGTGATGGACATGCTGGAACTCTACGACCGTGTTCGCATATTGAGTAACGGTGTAACGGGGCAGATTGTGGACATTTGCGGAAGTGGCGATTCGGCACGTTTTGTCGTGGAAAGCGATGCAGAGAACGTGGACGAAACAGCAGACTACCCTTGCAAGTGGTCGCTGTACGACTGCCAAGAAGATGAACTGGAAAAGATAGAAACAGAATGAGCATCAGAAGCTATTGCGGCAAGAAAGTCCTGATTACAGCGGACGAGCAGGAGAAGTTCGCGGGCGTTGTGGTGGATTATGTGTTTCCCGAAGATAACAATTCAGAGGGAGAGAGCATCATCATCCGCAGCATAGACGGGCAGCTGATAGAGTTCCGCCCAGAAGAAATCAAGACAATCGAAGAAATTCGCTAAAAGCACCCTGCACACGCACGGTGCTTTTTTGATACCCCAAATTCACCACCAAGGAGGACGACACCCGATGACAGACGGAGAAAGACTGACGGCGATTCTTGCGCAGTACGCCATCCCCTGCGAGAAGGTCAGCTTCCGCGGCAAGCTGGACGCGCTGGCGGCAGGGCTGGGCATCCAGACGCAAGGACGTCTGATGGGCGACGTGCTGGATGACATTGCCGCCAAGATGGGCGTGGAGCGCGACAACCGGCTCTATGGTACGTTCATCCGCAAGCTATACGAGGACGTGACCAGCGGCGAGGACGCGACGCTTTCCGGCAATCCGCTGACGCTGGAAAGCTGCATCGGCGGAAAGCCACGGGGCGCGCTGCATGTGTACGGCAAAAGCACGCAAGCTGCCATGCCGACCCCGACCGCGCCCGTGCCGATTGTCAGCGCGGGCGACGGCGGAACGGTGACGGTCACGGTGTCGGATGGCGCGAACAATTCGCAGACGCTGACGCTGCAAACGCCGAATGCGCTGTGCGGCATCCCGGTTGCATCCAGCGGCAATTACACGGATGAGAACGGGCGGCAGTGGGTCTGCGACGAGGTGGATTTGGCGCGCGGCGTGCGGGTGCAGCGTATCGGGAAAATCAAGGTAACATCGTCGCTCAATTGGCAGACGGCAGGTCGCGAGGTTGACCGCTACTTCGCTTGGTTCAACGGCACATACACGTCGAACGTGCTCTGCACGCACTTTTCCACCGCTCTTGGCTCTGAAACGGTCGGCGGGGCGATTACCAATCGGAATAACCTTGTCGGCTTTGCATTCGCCGAAAAAGGCACGACGACCCTCGATGACTTTAAGCAGTTTTTGGACGAGAATGACGTTTTTATTTGGGCTGCGCTTGCTACACCGGTGGAAACCGACATTTCTGCGGACGAAGTCGCCGCATACAAGGCGCTGACTACCTATGCCCCGACGACCGTCATCAGCGTGAGCGGCGGCGCGGGGCTGGCGGCAACCTACAGGCACAGGAAAGCGGCGGAATGATAGCGTCCCGCCCAGAAGAAATCAAGACAATCGAAGAAATTCGCTAAAAGCACCCTGCACGCGCACGGTGCTTTTTTTGAACCCTCAATTCACCACCAAGGAGGCGCATCCCTATGTTATCCCCCGCGGAAATCCGCACATTCATCGACAGTGACAGCGCATCCACCCGCAAGCAGCTTGCGCGGCAGGGTCAGCGCTACTACGAGGGCGACCACGACATCCGCAATTACCGCCTGTTCTTCATCAACGCCGACGGCACGCCGCAGGAGGACAAGAACCGCTCGAACATCAAAATCAGTCACCCGTTCTTCACCGAGCTGGTAGACCAAGAGGCGCAGTACATGCTGTCCGGGCAGGAAGCGTTCGTGCGGTCGGACATTCCGGAGCTTCAAGCGGCGCTGGAGGATTATTTCGACGAGGATTTCACCGCTGAACTCTACGAGGTCATCACGGGCGCGGTGGCGAAGGGCTTCGAGTACATGTACGCCTACAAGGATGCGGACGGCCGCACGCGCTTTCAGGCGGCGGACGGCCTCGGCGTGGTGGAAGTGCGGGCAAAGGATACGGACGACGGCTGCGAGTACGTCATCTACTGGTACATCGACCGCATCGGCAAGGACAACAAAGCCATCAAGCGCATTCAGGTGTGGGACAAAAAGCAGACGCACTTCTTCTGCCAGGTGAACGAGGGCGAGATTGTGCCGGATGAATCCGCACCGCTGAACCCGCGCCCGCACACCATCTGGCGCAAGCCCGGCGACGAAAGCACCTACTTTGACGGCTTCGGCTTCATCCCCTTCTTCCGCCTGGACAACGGGCAGAAGCAGTTTTCCGGCCTCAAAACCATCAAGGGGCTGATTGACGACTACGACCTCATGTCCTGCGGGCTATCCAACAACATTCAGGACGCGAACGAAGTCCTCTACGTTGTCAAGGGCTTCGAGGGCGACAACCTCGACGAGCTGATGACCAACATCCGGGCGAAAAAGCACATCGGCATCCCGGATTCCGGCGGCGACGTTGAGATTCGCACGATTGACATTCCCTATCAGGCGCGCCAGACGAAGCTGGAACTGGACGAAAAGAACATCTACCGCTTCGGCATGGGCTTCAACGCCGCGCAGGTCGGCGACGGCAACGTGACGAACGTGGTCATCAAGAGCCGCTATGCGCTGCTTGACCTCAAGTGCAACAAGCTGGAAATCCGGCTGAAGCAGTTCATGCGCAAGCTGCTGAAAATCGTTTTGGCGGAAATCAACGAATCCGGCGGCACGGACTACCAGATGCAGGACGTGTATTTCGACTTCCGGCGCGAGGTGATGGCGAACGCGCTGGACAACGCGCAGATTGAGCTGACGGACGCGCAGAAGCAGCAGGCGCAGGTGAACACGCTGATGACGCTTGCGGACGTGCTGGATGACGAAACGCTGCTGGAAAACATCTGCGACGTGCTGGAACTGGACTACAAGACGATTCGCGGGCGGACGAAATCAGACGACGGCGCGGCGGACGTGGTGCTGGCGGACGTTCCGGCGGAAGAGGATGACGCGGGGTGATGTGAATGCGCAAGAGCGAGAAGGAAGCCCTGCAAGCCATGCTGGATGATGAGCAGGAGACCATCAAGGCACTGGAAAAGGCGTACCAGCGGGCGATTCGGCGCATCGACAACCACATTCGCATCCTCGAAAGCGACGAAATGACGCAATCGAAAATCTACCAGAAGCGTTATCAGGAGGCGATGAAAGCCCAAATCAACGCCGCGCTGGACGAACTGCACAAGAAAAGCAATCAGACCATCGAA